CAGAACGTGGCGGCGATTGCCAGGGGGGGTGGGGGTATGGGACGCCCAAAAATGCATAGCTATGCATGTGCGGATAATGAGAATTATGTTAAAACTTTGTGCCATCTCTTTAATATCAATAACTTACAGAGGATAGGTATGCATCATAACTTATGCAAACTGCGCAAACCACAACATCTTGTGCCTGACCTGCCTGAACCGCCTCAGCTCCGAGGAAGTCCACGCCGCCCAGCTCACGCGCGTAGCTGTCAACGACAGGATGTGTAATATACACATGATTTTGCATCAATGCTTTGTCGCCTGCTTGTCGTCGTCTTGTTCTTCATCAGCGACAGGATTGAACGCAACATCACCACCAGCCCAACTGATTGTAAACGTCTGAGCTTGTGGCTGATCCTCTTTCTTGTCACGCACACCCCAAGGCATGTTACGCGCTAGCGTCCACTTCAACGTGTCAATCTCCAACCTGCGCCGTTGCACCTCTGCATTGGCAAGCCTGTTGTCCTCAAATTCAGGCAATGGCGACACTGCCAGGCTGTTGATGTGGTCAGTAAAATACTCTGACTGCATGACCCTGCCTTTACGATATATCTCGTACAGCTCATCATCACGCAGCACAGCTTGCATCACGCCTTGGTACGTTGGCATGCTGTCTGACTTCAGTATGTCTTTGAGTGTTTCACCTACAGCCAACCTGTCTGCAATCTTGTGCATCAGGTCTGCGTCAATCTTTACAGGTTTCTTAGCCATGTTAGCCCTCAATGTTTTTTGTAAGTGTACTCAGAAAAAAGGCCCAGCGCAATGCTGGGCCAGTTCAGTGAGGCAGATTGCACAGAAGGAAATGGGTAAAGCTCTGTGCGATCAAGTGCCATCACGTTATCAAAATGGAATAGGATCATCAAATGTTTTTCCTGTTATGTTGACGACCTCGGCACCTGGGAAGCTTTTCTTCGCCGCCTGCTCGAACTCCTCAATCTTACTCTCCTGCCAGAACTGATACGCCAACGCCACTTCACGCATCGTGAGCAGCTCAAGCTCAGGCCGCTGCTCTTTTATCGTGCGCCACGATCTACCGTCCTTCATAACGCCGTAAACCTTTCCATTGACCTCTACCTCCCAAACGTCCGTAGACGCTCTCTGCGCCCCCACACGTTCGGCCTCAGCATCCATCGCTTGCATACCCCTTACGACAACCTCAGCTCTCTTCTTGCATTCCTCTGGATCGCCTGCCTCAACAGCCGCATTCATCTTTGCCACTGCACTGCCATACTTTTGCGACATCGAGACACTGACCAGCTCGGGCAGCACATCAGTCCCCCACTTCTTATCCATCTCGATTGCCATACGATCTACTGGTGCCAAAGCATAATCACACAAGATGGCATCTTTGGACTGACTGCCATGCAATATTCTATCCGACTTCTTTTGTCTTGTTTGCCTGCCAGGTTTTTTCATCTGCCCCAATTCCTCCACAGTTAAATCTCCACACTTGCACTAAGTCCACATTCCACCACAGTAGTATGTCATATACATACAACTACTGTGGTGGAAGGATTTGTGGCCTCTTTTTCCACAGTTCCACAGTTCTTCCACAGTTATTGGAAAACAACTGTGGAACTGTGGAAGCCATCAAACTTCGTCCCATTTGACCCAATCTCCGACAACCACGCACGGCACATCTCTGCCTGCTCTCTTGTCTGGCAGTTCCTCAATCTTGAGACTGCCAGAGCTGATCCACTGACTGGCAATTGCCTTGGCCTTTGCTTTGTCCTTCGCCTTGTCTAGGTCTAGGTCAAGCTGTTCAGCGACTGCCTTGCCGACCCAGTTCTTTGCTCTGACATCTGCTCGGTATGCCTTGTCGTTGTCCACTGCTGCTCCGACTGCGCGTTGCACAGCTAATAGGTCTTTGGCTGTCACGCCGTCGAATAAGTCTGGCAACTTAAACTCCGTGGCAACCCCGATGTGTTCCCCGTTGGCGATCTCCACTGACTGCATGCGTCTGTAGACTGCCTTGTCCGATGGCGGTGCTAGGTTTGCCTTGCCGTCATCAACTCTGAATATGCCGAGTGCTTCGTGTTCGTCTACACCTAATGCCATTGCATCGTCAGGTGTTATTCTGTTGATGACCCTTGCTGCTCGGGCTGCTCCAATGAGTGAGCCTGCACCTCTCACACTGTCAATCGTTGCATCGTCCCCGTTTGTCTTTCTGATGTGATGCACGAGCTGGACTGAGCTGTTTGTGTCACGTGCCAGCTTGCGCAGCATGGCAACGACTGCCTGGATGCTACCGTTGTTGTTTTCGTTGACCAGATGAGCTGACACAAACGGATCGAGAATGATTGCGCCGATGTTGTTTTGCTTCACAACTCTGATCATGGCTGCCAGCATGTCGTCGTTTGTGATCAGCCCGTCCCTGCCTTCTGCCGCGAGGGTGATCTGCATAGTGTCCTCGCCATCCATAAACAGTCGGCCTTTGATGTCGTCTGGCGTGATGCCATAGTGCTGCATGGCAGCTATGGTGCGCATTTGCATTTCAGCGATTGGGTCTTCTAGGTTTATGACCCAGACGTTTGTTTGCTGCTTGACTGCCACGCCGAGGAGCGGCCTGCCTGTTGCAATTGCTATGGCTTCCACATTGATCAATGAAGACTTACCAATGCCACCTGCCGATGCTGTTACGCTGATGTACTTCCTGATGTAGTCGTATCCGTACACCCACTCCCTGCGCGGCAGCGTGAGAGCGTCAAACATATTGTAAGGCGTGGGCCAAGATTGCTCCGCTTCCTCACTCAGTGCCTCGTTCTGCTGCTCTATGCGCTGCTGCGCGGGGTCTGGCGGCGGTGTCCAACCTTTGTTTCTGGCACCATCAATTGCCTTCTGCACTTCGTTGCGTGTGTCATCAACTGTGTAGCCTGCCAGTGTGAAGCTATCTGTTATGGCGTGTATCTCTTCGTCAGACAGACCTTTGGTGACGTATGAGCCGACGAGGCGCACCATGTTGAGGTGCCAATCGTCCCCTGCTAGTACGTTCTGCACAGCCAATTGCCGATCCATTGCCTGCTGCCCAAGGTCTATGTCTAGGCTGCTAGTTGGCTTGGTTTCTGCCTTTGGGAATACGCGCATGAGCTGCTCGAACTGCACGAGGTCACGATCCGTACGGAACTCCGTACGCATGGTGACAAGCTCAGGGACATATCCCTTGTCCTGCTTCTTTTTATTGGGCCATGAGACTGTGCCTGCCACGCGCATGATCCTGCTTGGGTTGATGACTGCTGGGTCTGTGTGCAGGCTTGCGGCGATTGCCTTCTGCACATCCCGCCATGCGTCCATGTTGCGTACTGGCTCTTCGAGCTGCCAGTATGCGTGGCCTCTGGCGAAAGGTGTTGTGCCTGTCTTGACTGACATTGTAAACTTTGGCCCTGCGAAAGACAGGATGTTTTCCATTGCGCCTTCAGTGTCTGCGTCTGCAAAGCAGTAGAATGCAGCCAAGATGTCTGTGTCCTTGGCGGCCTTGCCTGCTGGGATTGGCACGATTGGATCAACGGGGTTGATGCACATGTAGATGTTGGCCTTGGCGTTGTTCATTGCCTCGGCGTGTTGGACTGCCTCATCAATGTTGTTCAGGCCAAACCGTGCTGCATTTGTTGTGCCGCCTTGCGAGATAGATCGTATTTCGATGAGAGGCTGCCCAACCTCATTCCAATTTGCTGTAATTTGTGATATGAATTTCTTAATGATGTCGGACTTGGGAGCCATTTCCATTTTGTTTTCCATTTCCTGTTTCATTTGTTTCTCCCTGGTGAACTGACTGGGCCGCGCAAGCAGCCCAGTCTTTTTTATTAAAACTCCATGTCGTCGTCTGCCACGGCTGCTGGAGCTGCCTGTGGTGCGGGTGCAGGCTCGGTTGCAATGCCTGCCGCAGCACCTTCCTTGAGGCAGTCAGGCTTGTCCACCCACTTGACGACTTCAAAGACAGGGTAGCATGTTGAGCCTTTTGTGAACTTGAGTTCTTTGGCTTCAATCATTTTGACCAGTGGCATCTGCCCAGCACTTGGCTGTTCTTTCAGCTTGGCTGCCAGCTCTGTGAGTGCTGACCAGATTGCCGCGCCTGCTTGTTCCCAGACTGCGACTTTGCCGTTGCCGATTGCGACCTTAACGCTGATGCCTTTCTTCCAGTCATCGCCAGGCTTTGCCATCATTTGATTGACAGACGGGTTCCACTTCCACTCAGGTGCCACGCCTGCGATGCCGTCTGACTTCTGCCAGCCTGTCTTGAGGCTGTCGAGGTCTAGCACCATGCCGTTTGTCTGAGCTGTTGGGTATTCATCCTTGGCTGCGCCGTC